TTTTTTCTAACATTATAAAACTGTTTTATACTATAAATACCCATTAATTACTTTTCAGGCGTGTTTTCTTTAACTAATTGGTCTATTAAATAACGTCTTAAGTATACAGGCATTTGAAGAAAGTCCGTGTAAGACACTCCTATGTGTTTACTACAGACATAATATTCCCAAGATTGGGTTTCTCTATAACTAGAAGAAAGCGCGAAAAAACTCAACCCCAAAGACTATATTCACATATGTCTCTTTTCCTGATGGGGCGATTACTTTTTTGGTTAAGTCTAACGTAGGTTCATTCTCATCAACGAATTTTCTAATGTATTTAGCGTCAGATATTGGTAGTGAATCAATTGTTTGTGAAATATAACCCCTATCAGAATTACCTTCAATATCAACAATCATTTTTGATAATTTCCAAGTTGCTTTAGGAGCAATTCTACCCGTTGGGTACGATTCCGCTTGATTGTCTAACTCATTTAATTCACCAAAAGATAAAGGTTTTAATTTAACATTTAAATTAGATTTTGGTAATGTTGTAGAAAAAGTACCATCTTCATTAGGTGCAACTTTACATTCTTTAATATGTAATTCGTCAAGTAAAATAGTTGTTTCAAACTGTTTACCTGTTTCAGGGTCAGAAACATTAAATGAATATTCAGGTCCAAAAGCGGTGTTTCTTAAAAATATTAATATCGCTTGAATATCTCCTTGAAGTAATTCATCTGGTTTAATTTCAGGTTCGTAAATTTTATTACGTAATAATGTCATAATTAACCCATCTTTACCGTAATCACCTCCAGCCATTAGCAAATTTTCGTCCGCAGCCGTAAGATAACCTACTTTGATAGATTTCTTTTTTGATTTATAAAAAACCCCATTTGAAGGTAGTTTTACCACATCGTGTGGTAATGAAAAGTTCTGTTGTCCATATTGTGATGATGTATCCATATAAAAAAAATTAACCGTAGAGATTTTATAGTGTCCCTACGGTTAAATATAGTTAAAGTATTTTTTTTATCAATAGTAAAAATCAATAAACTAATATACATCTGTCCATTCTTAAAGACGCTGTAATCGTCGCAATACCATCTTGACCATAACCTAACTCCCCAAAGTTTACGTCAGTTAAAAAAGTTCCTTCTAAAATCCATTTCTCAACAACAACTCCTGTTGGGTCTAGCATTTCCAAGTCTACATTTTTCTTATACCCCGCAGCATAACCCATACGTCCTGTAACAGACTCAGCGTGTAAACGAACCCACTCCATAAGAGCTTGAGACGCAGACGGTCCAATAGGGTCACGGAATTTAACTGAAATAGCGTCCCAATTGAATTTACCAGCAACATATGTCTCAGTATTTAAAAATGGAATTGGAACAGAGTTAATTTTTATTTTTGGTCTGGCAGCAGTCTCTACAAACCATTCGTTAATTCCTAAACTAGATGGAAACCTAAGAATGAATCTGTTCATCCTTTTTGGTTCATACGGTATCGGCATTTTCATCAGTAAATCAGCCATAATATTTTTTTTTAGTTATTTTTTTTATTTATACTAATAAATACTTTCAAATTAATAATTTTTGTATTTACTTTGTTTTTTTATTTTATTATTCTTTACTAGAATTAATTATTACTAGTTATTTAATTCTAGTTATTAATTAATAATAATTATTTATTAATTATTTTAATATTTAATTCTAGTTTTTTTTTAATATTTAATTTTTTTGCCACCAGCTGTTAAATATGGTTGAACTATGTTATCAGGTTTTTTCTCAAAATGTTTCTTAATAGTTTCCACATTTTTTAAGTCATCGTCTGAAAATCCTATTGTTGGTAAAAAGAAATTCCTCACATTGTTTTTAAGGTACGCCTTTTTGTTTAACTCGTGAGAAAGTCCTTTAACATAATTCACAAATTCATCTAACGCTTTAACCTTCTCCTCCTCAGGATTTGCTTCAGCACCCGTCCCAAATGAAACGGGATAAAATCTACATAAATCTAAGTAACTTTTAATTAATTCTAAATCAGAAAGTTCTTCTTCGTCAGTAAAATGTCTGTATTTTTTTAAATTTTTAACGAGTTCTTCCTTATTAATCCCTTTAAAATTTGAGATGATATAATTATAAACCGCCTCTTTAAGAGTGTTCGGATTATGTCCTCTCGCAGTGATTATTGAAAAAATCGAACCATTATTAATACATTCCACAAAATCACTCCAAGCTGGACCTGGTTTTGCCAACATAGCATCAATTAAAAATGCTTTATCCCCTGAGGTTCTGAAGTTTCTAAATGGGTCTTCATCAAAACCGACAATCATCTTACCATTATACTTAAAATCTTCTTTACCAATTTTACTTCTATAATGGGCAAAATCTTCAGTTGTCATCCCAACCACATCACCGTTATCATCTTTAACCATAATACGGGTTGGCATTGTTGCAATATTATCGTCCCAATCGAACGTATAGTACTTTAAATCTGGTGTACCTTCTTCAGTAAATCCTTCTCTTAATCTCATAGTTTATAAATAGGCTATAAGGGGATACTTTACGTACCCCCTTTTATTTTTTTTAGATATTGTCAAATGACGCTCCTGTTGGAGTAATCAAGAATTCGATATCAATGAATTCCAATGCTTTAGTAGGTTTGATATAAATCTTACCAACTAATTGGTTTCTATCTAAGTCTTCAGGAGATGAAGATACTGTTACACGGAAATCGTATAAACCTCTGTCTCTTCTGATAGCGTCTAAGATAGGATTAACTGCGTCTAAGAAATCTTGTCTTACTTTATCGTCGTTTTGTTCGAACAATAACCTTACAGCTACTGCTGAAATCAACTTACGAGCTTGTAATAACAATCTTCTAACATTAATTCTGTCAAGAGCACTTTCTCTAATTTGTAGAGTTTTGTTACCCCAAATTACAGTTCCCACATCAGAGAATGTTGCGATTGGATTAATTCTACCAACATAAAGAACATCTCTATCTTCTTGTGTTAGTTTACGTCTTGCTTTAACCGCGTTTACTAAACCTCTTGTGTAACCCGCTGATGCGAACCAAGGGAAAGCAATATTATCAGTTAATGCTAAGTTTCTACAAACCTCACCTGTTGCAGGTAAATAGATTTGTGTGTTATTAACAGTATCACGAGTTAATACCCAAGGATAATAAGTTGCCGTGTAGTTAGAGTCTAAATAACCGTCAATCATATCAACCGCTTCTTGTGGATATATATAATCGTTTTCGTTAGTTGTTGATGGTACAAACATATTAAAGTCAGGGATTGTACAAATATACAATGAATCCGCTCTATTAAATTCAATCATTTCAACAGCATCCTCAACTAAGTTGCTATTGTTTTGGAAGTCAATACCTGGTGTAACAAACACGTTAATGTTAACCGCCTCAGGATTTATATAAGTTCTTTGTCCTAATAAATAAGCGTAGTAATCAGTGTTTGCATAATCTTGAGTATTATCTTCAACAGTTATTCTTCTGAATAATCCTGTACCTGTAGCGTTAGGATATCTATCATCAGGTGCCGCTCCTGCTAAATAACCTGAAGAACCTAATTGGAATCTATCACTATTTGTTCTGGACTCTCTATATATATCCCATCCGTCAAATCCTCCCGCAAATAATAAAGTGAATTTTCTTGCGAATAATCTATAATAAGGATTATCTGAGTTTTGTGGTTCACCTCTAAATTCAGCAGCTCCAACCGCAAATGCTGTTTTACCTGAAGTAACACCGTCAGTAATTGTGACAACAGTTGCCCCTGAGTCCATATGGAATCCTTTAGTCATATACGCCCAATCTTGTAATGCCGGTGACGCAGTATCTCCAAGATTTTGTTTACCAACATATTGGAAGAAATCTAAATCATATCCAATATTACTTGATACACCTAAATAAGTTCTTCTTACGTTATCTCCAGCACTTCTTGCAGGATTATCAGTACCACTTGGGAATCCGAATGGAGGGTTAAATATTGTTTCACCAGGAAAATCATATTTAGTTTTAAAAATTGGGAACGGTGAATTAACTCCATCGTATAATCTAAAGTTATACCCTTCAAAACCACAAGGTAATGAATCCGTCGGAGCATCTTCATTAAGTTCAACCATTATAAATTTAGAATTTAATGAGTATTCCCCATCTGATGAACCAATTTTCTTAGCTACGAAGTTATTTTGGTTAGGGTCCATAGAACAATTAGTAAATTTCTCTAAAACAACGGGTGCGTCATCAGTATCGTAATAATCACGAACCATCACATCAAATGTCCCATTACTAAATGAAATATTAAAAATTGATATTTTTATTTGGTAGTTTGCACTATTACCATCCGCAATTGATATAAATTTAAATAATCTATAAACTTTAGTACCTCTTAATTCCGAAACTAAAAAAGGAGTTTCAGGTGCTTGATATCTCTCAGCGTAGTATGCGATATTATCTAATTGATTACTTCTCGCATCAGGTAAAGAAACTAATTGGGATTTTAAACCTCTAACATAACCTTTGTTATACGCCCATCTTAATAAACTATGAAAATGTTCTTCAACAAATAAAGGAACTTCATTTCTTGGTTTATCAAAATTACTACTACCAAATACTTTTGGTAAGTAAGTTGAGTCAGAAATTGATAAAGAAGTTTTAAATACTAAATTCCTACCACTATCATTAGTAACATTAATTG